TCTTTCAATTTTTAAAAAACATATAACCGAATATCTTAATAGAGAAAAAATACAATTTGAATTAATAATTGTAGAACAATCGGATGATAAACCTTTTAATAGAGGCAAGTTACTTAATATTGGTTTTTTAGAAGCTAAAAGGTTAGGATGTAACTATGTTGTATTTCACGATGTAGATATGTTACCAATAGATGCAGACTATTCATACTCCACCAATCCAATTAATCTTATTACATCATTTGTTTGTAATTCTGGTTATTCAAAAGAATTATTTGATGGGTATTTTGGTGGTGTAACTATTTTTCCGACACACCTATTCAAAAAAATAAATGGATATCCTAATAACTTTAGTGGTTGGGGATTTGAAGATGATGAGTTATTTAAACGATGTGTAATCAATGGACTAAATACCGATTATATAAAACATAAAAATCCTTACCAAACAACCACCGGCCTACAATTTTTTGGAGAAGCTTCTTATATTAAGATAAATAATAAATTAAATTTTAAAAAATCTATTAAAATATCCACTACATTTAAAGCAAATACAATAATTAATGCAGATAAGGATTACGATGAGTACACCATATTCTCTATACCAGGATATGATTTAACACTTACATATAATTCATTTGGTAGATATAAGTTTGAATTCTGGGATTATAAAAATAATGTATATTCATTGACATCAAAGATAACACCCTCAATTTTTACAAATATTGAAATTGAAATCAATCCGTATGAATGTTATGTTCAAATGAAACGAGATAATAAAATAATAGATAAAATATATTTTGATAGAAAGTTAAACAATTATTCAAAAGAAAACTATTTTTACATCGGTAATGCAAATCCATATAGAGGTACAAATTTTAAAGAATTGTATGGATATATGTGTGAGTTTAAAATTTGGAATGATGATTTACCTATAATTGATTTAGACTTTAAAAATTATAAATGGCCTGTTATTATTAATAAAATAGATAATATTAAATCGGAAGTTTTTGATTGTGAGAAAAGGGATATAGTAGAAAATGAATATCAAATAATTCCAATACCAAAAAGAAGAAATGGAGTATTTAAATTATTGGAGCATGACAACAATGGGTTTATTGAAGGTAAATGGTCTCAAACAGAAACAAGAGAAAATCAAATTAAATTTTTAAATAATTTAGACCAATCAGGTTTATCAAATTTAGATTTTAATATATTATCAAAAAACAAAAATCACTTATTAGTAAATATATGAAAAGAATAGCAGTTGTGATATTGAATTGTAATTCAAATATTGAATTTGATGGGTGTGATATATATAAAGATTCCGAATGTTCAAATAATTTAAATACATTAGATAAATTAAATAGAATTGGTATAAAGATAAGAGAAGTTGAAATGAAAAATGATAAAGAATATAAATTAATCTTTATTATAAGTGAAAAAAAATATAATTTATCTGAGCTACCTAATAATTGGTTTATAGATTTTGATCAAAATAATATACTAAATGAACATGATTTATATTCCGATGAAATTACTACTGGGTTAAATATGAAAGCATCGGGTATGTCGTATTCTCTAATAATAACACACTCCATTCCATTTAATTTTATTAGTAATTTTAATAGATTTCAAAAAGAATTTGAAAAATTAACAAAAATATCAAATGTAAATTCTGCATTATATACATTTTGTATTCAACAAAAATTAAAATTATTTAATTACAATTTAATTTATGGTAAAAAGAAATTAATATGAAAAGAATAGCTATATGTTTTAGTGGCCACATTAGAAATTGGGAACTTGCCGCTACAAATCAAAAAAAATATTGGGAAGAGTGTTTTATAAATTCTTCAAAAGAACTAATACAAATTGATTACTTTTTTCATACATGGAATGAAAGTACAGAAAGGCCTTCTAGAAATTCAAATTATATAACAAGGCAGTTAACATCAGATGAAATTGAAAAATTGTTAATTACATATAATCCTAAAAAATATATTATTGACGAAAAAATATGTCATTCCTTTTTACATAAAGATTATATACTTGGAATATTTTATGGATTCTCCGAATCTATGAAATTGAAAAGAGAATATGAAATTGAAAACAATTTTGAATATGATATTGTTGTAAAAAGTAGATTTGATTTAATATTCCATCCAACAAATCATGAAAGATGTTTATATCTTTTAAATAAAATACCAATGGAAATAATGTCAACATTTAAAGGAACAATGATGGATGAATATTGTTTAATAAATTTTAATGATATAATTTTTTATGGTTCATCAATGGTTATGGATTTAGCTACAAATTTATATTTTTATAGAATGCAACAATTTATAAAAGAAAAAAAAATAGGACACTATGGATGGGGGTATGGTCCTGGAGTTATTATGAATTTGTTTTTTGAAGAAAATGGCATTCAACCAATATCTGTATATAATAAACCAATACATAATAAATATGGTATTTTTATGACTGATATTGAAAATATAGTTAGAACAGGCCATTCGGAAATTGCAGATTTGAATGACCCAACACAATGGCCTAAAATTAGAGAAATACAAAATAATTGGTTTAATAATTAAATTTGGTAATGTCAAAAATTTGTCGTATATTAGAGTATTATAAACAATTAAACTCTAAATTATGAAACTAAAGACAGAACAAGAATTACAAGCAAACTACGATAGATTTATCGGTCTTATTAAGAAATACTTTACAGGTGAAAGATTGGAGAAATTACTCTATATGTATTCCGAAGAAGAATTAGGAATCAACCTCACATTATCGGCAGCGTCCGGTTCTAAACATTATCACAACGCATACATTGGTGGTTATATAGACCATATTTTTAATGTTTCAAAGAACGCTCTTAAAATGAGAGATTTGTTTGTTGCACAAGGTGGTGTTATTGACTTTACCGATGAAGAATTAATATTTAGTTGTCTACATCACGATTTAGGAAAATTAGGTATTAAAGGTGAATTACATTATTTACCAAATCAGGAAGAATGGTCTCAAAAGAAATACGGAACCCTATTTGTTAGTAATGAGAGGATATCTTATATGACTCTTACTGATAGAACATTTTATACATTGAATCACTATGGTATTACTTATAATGAGAAAGAATATTTTGCAATCAAACTTACTGATGGTATGTATGATGAGGACAATGAGAAGTATTTAAAAGGACATGATATTAAAAAACAATTAAGATATAAGTTACAATTTATCATGCATTGGGCAGATCATATGTCGACAATCATTGAAAGACAAGATAACGTAATTTAATGACAGGTTTTCCGATTTGTAACAAAGTTAGGGTAATTTTGTCATAACTTTGTAACGGAATAATGAGTGGTATAGTATTTGAACTATATGGGTATTATTAACTAAAAAAACATTTTATTATGATTATTAATGAATTCGACAGGTTATTTAACGATTGGTTTGCACACGATTATAACCAAAATTGGGCAACAACGCAGAAAACAACAACCTATGTTCCAAACAAATTTGCAGTAGATTTAAAAGATGATTCTGCAATAATGGCCTTATCGGTATTAGGTCACGATCCAAAAAATATCGAAATCAATTGTTTTGAGGACAAAATTGAAATCAAAGCAAAAAAAGTTACAGAGGACGATTCAAACCCATTTAATCAGTTGGTATCGGACATTGAAGAAAGAATCTCTATTGGGAAAAACTTCGATGGAAGAAAATCAAAAGCTGAAATTAAGAATGGTATTCTTTTAATTAGTATTGAAAGAAAAGAAGAGTCTAAACCAAAAAAATTAACCCCAAAAGTTGGTTAATTCAGTTATTTTTCGTATATTACAAAGGTAGGAGTTTAAACACTTCTACCTTTTTTTATACAAATAAATACTTATTATTATGATATACAACGAAAAAATACAAATGTTATTGGAGTCTTTAGACGGAAAGTTAAGGATTTTACAAAATGGAATTACTGGTGCACAAACAATGTCACCATCCGAAGCACACACTACTTTGGAAGATGCAAGAAAGGTAGTAGAACGTATTTCCGAATTAACACGAATCAATCGATAAACAATGAATTGGCTTAAATGGTTAGTCGGAATTTCTGCACTAATTATCGCCGGATGTGCAGCTTTTTTCTCCGTAACAGGGTTAGGGGTATTGTTTAGTGGTGCGGCAGTATCGGTAATGGTAATGGCGGGTTCATTGGAGTTTGCAAAATTAGTTGCTGCAACTTATTTGAAACAGGAATGGGAAAATATTAAGGGATTTAATAAGTGGTATTTAACTGCAGCTGTAGGTTTATTGATGATTATTACATCTGCGGGTATTTTTGGTTACCTATCTAACGCATTCCAACAACAAAATCTTAAACTACAACAAGTAGATAGAGAAATTGCGGTATATTCTACTAAACTTACTACAAACGAATCACAAATTACTCAATTAAACACCCAATTAGGTCAATTATCCTCAACACAAAACACAATTTTAGACAAAGGTAAGGTAAATTCTCGTCTTTTACGTTCAATTGATAATAAAGATAAACAAGTTGCAACCATTAACAAAAAAATTAGTAGTTTACAAGACGAAAATGCTAAAAATAATGAAGAAATTAATAAAATCAAAATTGCCAATTTAGATTTGGAAAAAGAAGTAGGTGGTTTTAGATTTGTGGCAGAGGCATTTGGTATGGAATTGAAAAATGTTGTAAAATTCTTTATATTTTTGATTGTAATTGTATTTGACCCGTTGGCCGTAGCTCTTATCATTGCGTTCAATGGTTTAATTGAAACTAAAAAACAAAAACAAAAAAGATTATTAGGTGAAATTATAGAAAATGACCAAAAATTGGGTTTATATGATAATTTAGACTATTTGATGGAAGAAAACTACAAAAATTACCAAATATACGGAGATAATGGAAAAAATTCTACAAAAAAAGATGAAAATGAAGTTATAGTGGAAAATATTCTTAACGAAAATCAACAAAATGAGATTAACAAAACGAATGAAATTGCACCTGTTAGGATTCCTATTGATATGGATGGAGATGGAACAATTGATGGATATGATACGAATAATGATGGGATTATAGATGAGTGGTCGGTAGAAGGGCATGAAGAAAGAGCCAAAGGTAAAAGAAATTTATTACCATACTACGCAAGAACTGATTTTGATTGGGAAGATAAAGAAAAATGGATAAATGACCAAAATGCAATCAATTATTGGTTAAAATACAAAAAGAAACAAGAAGAAGATTTAATTAAAACTTATTAAATTATTTGGTATTGTAAAATTATTTTCGTATATTACAAATATGAAAAAATACGCATTATTTATTGGTAGATGGCAAACGTGGCATAAAGGACACGAATGGTTAATAAATCAACAATTGAAAAAAGGAAAGAATTGTTGGATAGCAATTAGAGATGTTCAAAAAGATGAGAACAATCCAAAATCAGCACAAGAAGTTTTAAAAGAATTATCAAATGAACCATTTTTTACTCAAAATTGGGATAAAATTTTATTATCAATTATTCCAGATATTGAAAGTGTAAATTATGGTAGAGCTGTTGGGTATAGTGTCATATATCACGAACCACCAAAAGAAATAGAACAAATTAACGGAACTGCAATCAGACAAAAATACATTGACTCAAACGGAGCTGAAGTAATATATGCCATCGATAAATAGACATATAGCCAAATCAATCACCTATCGAATTTTAAGTACTACCATTGGATTTTTAACAATGTGGTGGGTAAGTGGTTCAATTAAAATAGGTACTGCCTTTGGTATTGCAGAATTACTTTTCAAACCATTTCTCTATTTCGTACATGAGAGAATTTGGTATAAATTTATTAAATACGGACTTAAAAAATAAAATATGAAATTAATCGTTGACAAAGGTTCAAACGGACTAACAACAAGAGAGTTTACGGAGTATCTAAAAACTCCTATATTAAAAACAGAAATTACACAAGACGAAGCCAATGAGTTGCGAATTCAACTAACTGAAGCTTTGATAGAACATCCAGGTTTAGGTATTTCAGCAACACAAATTGGTATTAAAAAAAGAGCTTGTTATATTAAGTTTGGTGATGAAGAATTATTCTTAGTAAACCCAATGATTAAAGAAAAATCCAAAGATGGGTTTCTTTTTTATGAAGGATGTTTATCAATACCATCAACACTTTCAAAACCAATTAGAACAATTAGAGCTTGTAAAATTGTTATTGATACCGATAACTTAGGTGAATTAACATTTGAAATTAATCCAGAAGGTGATAAAGCAAATGAACAAGTTTCAAAGGAAACAATGATGACGGTTATCGTTCAGCATGAAATTGACCATTTAGACGGCCGTACAATCAAAGATAGAGTATACAATACACAGGTTATAAATAAAGTAAATTATGGTAGAAATGATAAAATTGTAATGAAATCAAAAGAAGGAGAAATGGTAGAAGTTAAATACAAAAATGCAAATAAATACTTTTTAGAAGGATACGAAATAGTTTAATATGATATACACATTACTTACATTAATTATAATTACATTACTATATGTAGTTTATAATATTCTTCAGAAATTAGAAAAATATGAAGATGCATACGAAGAAACACAAAAATTTATACAAAGAGAAATTGAAAGAAACGAATCACTACTGGAGGCATTAAGACTAATTGATAGTCGTGAAATGTTTGAGAAGGATGATGAGGTTGGTTCTATATTTTATCAAATCAAAGAAACAATAGAAAAATTCAAACAACAAAAAGATGGCAACTAGAAAGAAAAGAGGCCCGAACAGACAATATTTTCCAAAAGACACCGAAGATGCAATTATTGAGTATAATCTAACCGATGACCAATATATTAAAGATAAACTATATAGAGAAAGAATTGCATCTGCATTTGATAAACTTGCAGAGATAGT